GCGTCACGAATGTTAGACCCGTGAATACCTAGTGATACACGCATAAACATATGCTGGGGGCGTTCTACAATACGACCCTTGATGTCCTGTTTAACCCCTGGAAGTGTATTTTCGGCATCATTTGAACCCTTAAGACGCATCAAATAACTACGTTCAAGAGTTTTAAACCCAAAATAGTCAAAGTAGTAATCGCGCTCATATTTAATAGTATCGTTTAACTTGGCTGCGTTCAAAGTTGTAGTATCATACAAATCTTTTGAAATGAGTGGTGAGTGATTACCGTGAACATCACGGTTGTTATAGAGTAAAGTCATGGTTTCACTAAAAGATGGAGAAGTGTTTTTATGATGATTGCTTACAATAATACGAGAAGCGAGTGTATTGTAGTCGGGGTGTTCTGTGCAAAGTGAAGCCGCAATCTGGGCTCCTAGTTCATCTAGTTCCCAGGTGTGAATTCCATTATACATTTCTTTTGTAATATCTCTAGTGACGCGTGTAGGATTAATTTTCAATCCCTCACATAATTTTTCAATTCTATAGTTAATCTTATCGAAAAAAACCTTTTCTTGCTCGCCATTCCTCTTTGTAACATATTCGTATTCCATCGTGTTATTAGTATTCGTCTCCATTTTTTAAGATATATTCAGTAAATATTTTTTATTTAAGAAAACTACAAAAGAAAATTAATTATAAGAAAAACTCTTTACAAGATAAAGAGCTGATAATCCTAGACCTCCAAGAGCATAGAATGGATAGTCTCGTAAGGATTTAATTTTATCTCCTGATTTGTTTTTATTACTAGTTTTGTGATGATTTATTAATACCAAGGCATGCACAATAATAAATACTATAAATATGAAACTGTTTGTTAATGTAGCTAGTGATTCAATTGCTCCTTCCTTTATGAATGAAACCCCAAAACTTGCTAATGCTACAGCTACAATTGCTAAAATTGGTATTGTTACTGGTTCATTATTTTTACCTTGAGTTTTAAATTTTTCAATTCCAAGTAATTTACCAACGTTTGATAATTTTGAAAACATCTTTGGTGCTAAACCACGAACGGAAAGTTTTTGAAGTAATCTTGAACGACTTAGAATTATAAGCATTAAAGTATTTAAAAGTGCTACACTAGACAAAATATTTACAAAATAATAGTCTAACTTGGAATTTTTTATTATTTTATCAAATGAAGCGGCTATTGGATTTTTTTCGAATGAATGAGCTATAGGATTAATACTTGAACTTGCGGTATTTATACCAAGTAATGATATAACAGCAACAGCAATAGCAGCATATAATCCAGTTGATGCTCCTATGGAAGCATATATACCCTTTGGAATATCGCTAATATCGCGAGCTTCCTCAGATAACTGAACTATACTTTGAAAACCATTATAAGCAAATATAGTAATAAAACTACTTCTTAAAATTCCACTTAAATCTGTAGTTTTTGGCACAAGTGAGTTTTCACTAAAGTTCTTACCTTTAACACCACCTAATACAATTAGTGTTGCGAAGGTTCCTATTATTAAACTCATAATTCCCTTATTAAAAACTGTGGAATATTTGTTACCTAAAATGTTAATTAAACTTGGAACAGCTATTGAGAGACCAACCATTAATGTCTTTGAAATATTTACATATTGTGTAATAAAATTTGAAACACCTACCGCTACTGTAGCAGTATTGAAAAGACCAATTATCATAACTATCCAAATTATGGAATTAGCTAGTCCTCTAACAAATACGTTAGGTTTTTTCTTTTTTCCATTTTCATCTGGTTTATTAAAATTTAGAATGTTGTAAATCCAAGAGTATTCGGCATCATTTGAAGGATATTCTTGATTCAATTTAGCATAACTTAATCCAGTAAGTAAGCAAATAAAACCTCCTAAGATAAATGAAATCCAACTGTATCCTTTACCATATTTAATTATAAGAGGCATTAATGTAAAAATTCCAGCACCTATAATAAAGCCAAAACCAGCAAAGAATAGGTCAGACAATTCTAAATTACGTGTGTATTTTTCCTCGTTCATATTTGTTTACTATAAATGCACAAAATAAAAATATAAAAATGATTCTAAATTAATAGGTTTTTTTGAATACAAACAATCCAATATCAAGTAGAGGTGAAGCACTTAGCCATTTTTCTAAATAGTTAATTATATTTTCACCGCATTCATTTTTCTTAGCGAAATTTAATAGATTACTATAGTGAAGAATTAAATCTCTAGAATAGTAAATTGAATTACAGTATCTTAATCTGGTTTCTTCCGCCTTATTTCGAAATTCACTAAACTTATCTATATTTGATAATCCTAACAATTCCAATACTTTTCGTTTTTCTTCTTCGGTTGCATTTTCTTTTAGAAAAATATCGGAGAAGACCAAATATCCATTTACATTATTTAAAATACGAGATAACTCACGTAATAACTTATTTTTATCTTTAACTTGATGAAATGTTTCCTCAGATACAGCTAAATTAATAGAAGCATCTTCAAAAAGTGATTCTGTAAAATCTCTATTATAGATTCTAATTGGTATTTTATTTTCAAAATTAATGGCATTATTTACTGTTATATTTTCACTTGATAAATCATAACTATATATTAGACATCTTCCATCAGTATCTAATGATTTCCTTGTTTTGATGAATTCAACATAAAGATTCCTAGCAGTATCTCCAATACCACTACCTAAATCTACAGCAGTTAAATACTGGTAGCTAATATTCAAATAATTTTTAATAAAAAACAATAATAGTTCATTCTTGGTTTTTATACTAGACCTGATGTCTTCTATGGTATCATTTTTGTTTTCAGCATCTGTATTTGTCATATACAATCCAACATGATTACAATCAACTCCTAACAAAGAGTTAAATTTAATAAATTCTTCATTTTTGTAGTTTTCCAAAATACTATTTATTTCCATTAATTAGTTATATATACTTATAGTTTAAGCCTATTATTAGTATTAAGATGGATAATTACTTAAGTGATTTAGAAAACACTATATCAGGTTGGAATAAAAGGATAGATTGGGAGCATTATTTTATGGGTGCGGCTCTAATGATATCAAGTAGGTCTAGTTGTGAAAGATTACACGTAGGTTGCGTGTTAGTCCGCGATACTAGAATTATAAGTATGGGATATAATGGATTTCTGCCAGGTATGCCCCACGATAGCAAAATAAGAGACGGACACGAACAGGCTACAGTTCACGCAGAACAAAACGCAATTACTGATTGCTCAAGACGTGGAATCAGCTGCGACAACGCTACAGCTTACATTACACATTATCCTTGTATAAATTGTTTTAAAATATTAGCAGCTTCGGGTATTAAAAAAGTAGTGTATTTACATGACTATAAAAATGACCCATTAGTATCTCAATTGACCAATATACCTATTGAGAAAATAACTTAAAAGAGAAATATACATAAATTAGTAATAGTGATTTATTATTTTTATGGATTTAGATAATGTAGCGGAAATAAATGATTTAATATCGGGATTATTAACAAAGAATGTTAGCGAATTAATTAAGTATAGAAACCAACTTACAGACGCATTTAATGAAAAAATTAACCATTTAAGAGCAATTAAAAAGGCACAGAGAGAAAGAAAAAAGAAAATAGTTAGACCTAGACTATATATCTCAGATAGTAGTAGTGATGAAGAACACTAATGAAATGAGTGAAATGAATTAAATGAATGACTCAGTATTCATTTTCACTATCACTTGAACTATAATAGTTCACAGAAGACTGATAATTGTGATATCTCTCTTCCTCTTGGAGAGCTAGATATTCTTCAAGTTTCTTTGATTCTTCTTCAGCAGGGTCAATATCATGATCTGCGTAGAATTCAAGGAGTTCTTTTTCTAGTTCTTGTTTCTGTTTTTCCATTTTAACATTATTATAGACATCAATAAAATCTATAGGACCTCCTAAACATTCAGTAAAATTACAGGTTTCTTCAAAATAGTTAAAATTCACAAAAGGTTTGATTCGTCGCTCATTATCTCCTTCACTCATATTTATCTATATTATCTACGCTTATTACTTATTAACTGTGGCAAATTTTTAAATCAATTTTTTTATGTGATTCAAAATGTCTGTGAGGGGGTTCTTCATTTATATCACCATGTGGAAGACTTCTTAGGTGAATGCCACAATATTTTTCTCCTGATTTTTTATTCCTAGAACACTGTGAACCATATTCCCAACTATCAGTTCTTTCATTAAACACTACTCTTGGAACATTTCCTCCCCAAATCCTAGCATTACACTTTTCTTCTAGGTTTAATTCTCGAGGACTAACAACAATAAATTCACGTTTGTATCCTCGTATTTTAGCAATACCCGAGACTTTGTAAGTAGCGTATAACTCTTCCTTAGTGAAACCACATTCATTTCCATATGTGCCTTCTAGTTCAATAAATAATTTCATTAAATCATCATTTATTGATTTTATCATTAATTCTTCAATCAGTTTTTCCATTTCAAACGGGAATACTAGAGTTTGTTGACATTTGACTTAAAAATTATTTATTCAATTTTAATTATTACTAAAAATAAAAAATAAAAACGGAATATAGACTATCCTATTTAGTTTATTTCTTCTTTGTCCCACCGTGATACTCATATCCATAGCCTTCTGTAATCATTAACTGATTGATATTTTCTTTTAATTCCTTATCTGTAAATATTTCACCTAAAAGTCTTCCATATTTATCAAAACAAGCACAGCGAATAAATACTAACTGTTCTGGATATCCCATTATCTTTGATTTTAAAAAATCCCTACTTTCTTTTGCTTTCGCCTTCACTTCCTCGCGATTAGGAACTGTTTTTCTAGGGCGAATTTCAGGTGTATCATATCCAGTCATACGTATTGTCCATTTATTAAAACTGCCATTATGCTCAAAAACAACACGACAAGTATCGCCATCATACACATCGACTACTTTACATATTTTTGTAAGTCCTTCGAGTGTAAATGGTTTGGTCTTCTTGTCGCACTTTTTTAGCTGCTCTTTTATGCTGTCTTCGTTCATGATACTATTATTCAATAAAAAAATATAGATAGTAAAAATCAATTTTTAATGATATTCTAGGAATCATATAGCGTAATAGTCTCTAATTCTGTATCTGGATTAAGTTTATACAATCCCACCAATTTTTCAGTATTAGGGTCATACAATCTTCCAGTTTTAATACACTTTAAATATAGTTTTCCATATCTCCCCTGTCTCCAAGTTTCAACCTCTGGTTCTAGGTCTTCTATTATAGGTTTTTTCTTTTTTTTAAATATCTTTTTCTTAGGACGAGCTCTTTCTTCCTTTACTTCCTTTACTTCCCTTACTTCCTTTACTTCCGTTCCCTCTGCTACTCTACGGCTACTATCAATTGCTTCTCCATTAAATACACACCATAGTTCTTCGGCGGATAATTCAGTTCCTCTCTTTAATATTTCTTTCTGTAGTCTCTGTAGACACTCTAGTATTGTAGCTTGAAAAGTCATGCTTTTTAAAAATAAAGAAATGAAAACATAAAACAGTCAATTTTATTGATTATTGATAAATATTTATACAATTACAAGTTCCACTCAATAGCGTAGTTTTCCTCGTCTTCATCGAGTTCATCGCCATTCTTAATCTTTTCCTTAATAAGTTTCATCATCTTTTTCTTTTCCTTGGCATTTAACTTCTTTTTGCTCTTGAGTTTTACTTCATTACCAGAAGCATCTACCATTTCTTCTACCTGGACGAAATCAACTGAAGCCTTCGCGAGTGAATCCATCCAATCAACATCACCTTCGGTATTCAATAGTCCAGCCTCTAATACCCATCTTTCAGGACACAACTGACGACAGAACGCATCGTTGTGAGTAATCATAATTACACCTCCTTCGTATCTCTCAATCGCATCTGCGAGTGCTCCAAGTGAATCACGGTCGAGGTAGTTAGTAGGTTCATCAAGAATGAGAATGTGTGGCTGGTCCCACATAGCAGCCGCTAGAACTACCTTAACCTTCTGTCCTCCCGAAAGACTACCAATTCTATAGTGAGTAGCGTATTCTGGCTCTAATCCAGTATCATTTAAATGCTTTTCAACATTACCCTGAGTTAATGGACGCTGGAACATGCTTTCCTTATTAGCAATCTTCTGGTCAACCATACGAACTACCTTATCGTAAATCTTATTGAATTTTATTAAGTCTTCACTAGTGTACCAAGAATTACTTTCGTGGCTCTTTCCCTGCCAGGCAACTTCATACAAAAATACCTTTTTACGTTTTTCATCTTCCTTTCTTTGTCCTGTGCATTTTTGAATTACTCGCTTTTCTTTCTTAATTTCTCCACGTTCAGTTTTATAGGTGAATTCAACTGGTTCAAGGAGTGAGGCTTCTTCTTCTTTGCTAAGTCGCATACTCGCCTTGTTAAGCCCTTCACGGTCATCGCCAAATTCATAACGCCATCTAATATATTCGTTTGGTGTTTTATCGAGGTGGTTTTCGATGTGGTGGAAAGCATGCTGTGCGATGTATCCAATTTTACTATTAGGATATTTCCATACTGTTCCTGTTGTAGGTTCCAATTCACCAGTTAATACTTTAATCATAGTGCTCTTTCCAGCACCATTAACTCCTACACAGGCTACACGACTAGCCATAGAAGCACGAACACTAATATCTCTAATAGTAGGCACCTTGTTTCCTGGGTAAGTAAGAGATACATCGTCCATTTTTAATAAGAACTTACCTCTACTTTTAATACCTTCAAGGAAACTAGGTTGTGGGAAAGTGAATTTGAATTTGTTAGCCTTGAACTCGAAGTATGATTTGGCTTCAGGGCATTTTTCTACAAACTTTGAAAGATTACCCTTATGTAATTTGAGTTTCATATTTTCAATCTGTATAATGTAATTACAACAGTTGTCTAGTAATCCTGAGTCGTGTGATACCATAATAACAGTTGTATCTGTTAATCCATTAATATAATTCATTACCCAATTAACATTCTTTACATCCAAGTGATTAGTTGGCTCGTCCATAAGAAGAATGTCAGCACGCTGGAGCATAGCACGCGCAAGAGCCAGCTTCATACGCCAACCACCTGAAAGACTACTGATAGGGTCATCGCAATCTCCACCCGCACCAGCAGCCTTGCCTTCTGTGAAACCTACCTTTTTCAATACATCGCGCACCATCTCGGCAGTTGCCCCCATAGATTTAATGGCTGGATATTCGAGCACATAATTTACACAATCAAGGTGGGATAACTCGCCTTGAATGTCGGCTTCAACAAACACAGTCCTTACATCGTTCACGTCTGGGAAACCTTCAACACTTCCCTCAGCAATTGCTCTCATTAGTGTGGTTTTTCCACAATCGTTCTGTCCAAGGAGACCATATTTGTTCCCCTTTCTCAGTCTCATTTTAGTGTTGTGGAGTAGAATTTTAGTGCCATAAGCTAGGGTGAATTCACAGTCGCAAAGTAGTTCACCTCCTTCTTCCTCCTCTTCTTCTTCACTCTCATTAGTTGAAATAACAGTTTGCGCTTTTTCAAATAATACTTTCATTAAATCTTCATCTCTCTCTGGCATATATGGGTTCAATT